TCGGCCACCGATTCGGCCACCGATTCGGCCACGGCCGAATCCCCGGACGTGGAACCCTCCATGGTGGAAGCCATGGCCGAGGAGGGGGACGTGGAGATTGAAGACACCGGCGAAGACGGGAAGCCCCGGCGCCGGAACCTGTCCTGGGATGACGCCATCGGCCAGGTCCCGCCCGACATTGCCAAGCTGATGAAGAACATGAGGGCCGACTACACCCGGAAGACCCAGGAGTTGGCGGACCAACGCCGGGAGTTCGTGCGGGAGCGGGAAGCGCTGATGAAGGGCGCCGAGAGTTTGAAGGAGGTGGAGGTCCCCGACTACGACCCCTTCAATGAGGCCAGTATCAACGCCCGGATTGAGGCGGAGGTCAACCGCCGGCTCCAGGAGGTCCTGGCGCCGATGCAGCAGGAATACGAAACCATGGCCGCCGAGGACAGCTACAACAGCTTCCTCCAGGCCCACCCCGACTTCAAGGAGGACCAGGCGCTCCGCTCCGAGGTCCAACACCTCCTGGAGGGCAACGAAGCCCTGGACCTGGAAACGGCCTACTGGGCCGCGAAGGGGAAGGCGGCCAAGCTGCAGCGGGAGAAGGACGCCACCCGGAAGCAGGCCGAGCGCAAGGCCCGCAAGGCGGCCGCCATGAAGGGCACCGCCGCGCCCCGCCGCGCCTCCGTGGGCGGCCAGCCCCGGGGAAGCCTTCGGGGCGTCTCCAACTCGGACCTCCTGGAGATGGCCAAGGCCATGCACCGCAACCGGTAGACATGCACCGCCGCGTATGGTAGGCAAGAGGTAGAACGCGGGCCACCCCATTGTGGAGCCTGCGGCTACCGGCCCCGCCTGACGCGGACACGCCCCCAACCGCAGACCCCACACCCATGGAGAGCCCAATGGCCCCCCAGTCAGTCATCTCGACCACCCTGCAGCTTCTGCGGGACAAGCTGGTCGACAACTCGTTCCTGGCCCACCCCCTCATCCGCGCCATCGAGGAGCACGGCAACCTGGTCAAGGTGTCCGGCGGCCTCCGCGTTGAGCAGCCGGTCATCTTCGGTGACCACAGCTCCATCACCGAGCTGTCCAACGGCTTCGAGCCCGTCAGCATGGCGGTCACCGACCCCTTCCAGACCGCGAAGTTCGAGTACAGCAACTTCACCCAGCCCATCATCCTGTCCGCCGTCGAGAAGGCCGCGAACAAGGGCGACCTGGCCGTCGTGAACATCTTGGAATCCAAGATGAAGAACGTGATGCTGAGCCTCAAGAAGGAGGTCAGCAAGCAGATCATCGCCGGCGACTCCTCGAAGATCACCACCCTGCAGACCCTGAACGGCAACGGCACCGCAGCGGCCGCCGTCAACACCACGGGCTGGCTCGAAGGCGTCGCCCAGGCGGCCCAGGCCAACAGCGTGGGCGGCCTCAGCAAGGTGACCTACCAGGCTCAGAACTGGTTCAACCAGTTCGTGGACGCGGCCGGCACCCTCACCCTGGCCAACCTGGACGAGCTGTTCATCCAGTCGCAGATCTACAACCCGAGCGGCACCACGCCGGACATCATGCTGATGTCCCCGAGCTGCTACGCGGCCTTCCTCAACCTGATGGACAACCGCATCCAGTACATCAGCGTGGGCGACCGCGAGGGCCTCAACAAGGAGATGGTGGCCACCTACCGGGGCGCCCGCATCTACGTGGACCCCAACCTGGGCTTCACCGCCAACGGCGCGTCCGGCATGGGTGCCAAGCCCGTCTCGGCCTACCTCCTCTCCTCCGATCAGTTCCAGCTCTACGTGGACACGGACGGCTTCTTCAACGTCTCCGAGATGATGCCGGTTCCCGGCACCGCCACGGAGGCCGCGATGGTCTTCTGCCGTATGCAGCTGGTCACCGGCCACCTGGCCTCCCACTCCATCCTCATCGACGCGGAGGCCTGAGCCATGGCTACCTCGACCCTCATCCAGTTCCTGGCCGCCGGGGAAGCCGGCGACACCTCGCACCGCCGCCAGGTGGAGACCTACATTGCCGCCGGCACCATCGCCGCCGGGGATGTGGTCGCCTTCGACGACTCCCAGACCGGCGCGGACCGCGCCCTCTACGTGGAGCAGGCGGGCATCGTGGCCACCGGCAACGGCCTGGCCGCCGGTGTGGCCCTCGACGGCGCCGCCGCCGGTGAGCAGGTCCGCGTCATCGTGGCCGGCTACGCCGAGGACGTGTCCTGCGCTGCGGGCGTCGGCACCGGTGCCGTGGTCAACGCTGCGGGCACCGCTGCGGGCCAGGTGGAGGCCGCTGCGGCCACCGACACCATCGTCTTCGGCGTGACCGTCGAGGCCGAGGCCGGTGGCTCCGTGGACCTCATCATCTACAAGCGCTTCTAGTTCTCCTGGGGCTGTTCTGCCCCTTGCCCCGCTCCGGCGCCCAACCGGGGCGGGGTCTTTGCGTGGAGGGTGTCCGTGAACCTTGGCCAGCTCATCGATTTCGTCGGGAACCTCCTCGACTACGACCCCACCAACGACACCTACCGGTCTCAGCTAGTCAGCATCCTGAACGATGCCCAGGCCCGCATCCTGACGGACCGGCCCTGGGACTTCGCCATCCGTGACCGCAAGTTGAAGGTCTTTACGGACACCACCTTCGACTTCACGTTCACCAACGGTTCGGACCAGCTTGCGGGCGTGGCCATCCCCGTCTCCACGGACCAGGTGCTCCCCGGTTCGGACTTCGCCCTGGCGGAGGTGCGGGTCACCGACTCCAACGGCGCCACGTTTACCCACACGCTGATGTGGGTCAAGAACGCCACCACGGCCTTCCTGGACCGCCCCTTCGTGGGCGTGACCGGCACCTACACGGCCGGCATCCGGCGCCGGGATATCTACCTCCCCTCCGATTGCCTGCAGGTCCAGAACGTGTCGGACCCCAGCGTAGGCATCCCGGCCAAGGCGCTGTTCCTCTCCCAGTGGGAGCTGGAAGACACCAACCTGGACCCGGACCTCCTGGGGACCATTGAGGCCTACCTACCCACCTCGGGGAAGGTCATTCGCGCCCCCAACACCGCCCGGGGCATCTCCGTGGTGGCCGGGGTCGCCCAGGGCGCCCGCACCGTGAACGTCTACATGGTGAACGTCCAGGGGCCGGCGGCCACCAACTTCGAGGTCTACCCGAAGGACGCATCCGACGGCTGGGAGTCCGCGTTCAGCAAGGTGGCTACCTACAGCCTGACGGACACCGAGACGTTGAGCTTTCAGCCGGAACCGCTCGACCCACAGACGGGCCTGTGGCGCCGGTACTACTTCACCTGCCCCGAGGCCGGCATCCTGGCCCCGGTCCGCATCCGCCACGTGGAACCGGCCGAGCCTACGGGAGTCGCCACCGGGACGGACACCGTACCGCCGGACAACCCGGCCGTGGGTGGGATGGTCCTCCTCCCGGACCTGTCCCTCTCGAACCTGTCCACCCAAGGCTTCCAGGCCTCGGCCATCCGCTACCGCTGGAACCAGAGCGCAGCCTACCAGAGCATCCGCCTGTACCCCCACGTCTCGGGGGACCAGGACTTGAACGTGCGGATGCTCATCAACCCCGTCCGCCTCCAGGAGGACCAGGACGCCCCGCTGGTCCCCCACGCCTACGCCCAGGTCATCGCCTACGCGGCCTTGGAGTCCCTGGCCTTGAAGGTGGACAACCCGGCCCTGTCCGCCGTCTACCAGCGCAAGCGGGACACGCTCTACAAGCAGATGGAGCAAGCCTACTTGAAGGCGGTTCCCCGGCGCATCATCAAGGGCAACCCAACCGCCGGCTATCGCTTCGTGCGGAACCCCTTTGGTAAGCTGACGTTCACGCCATGAAGCAACAGGTTTACCAGACCACGCTGGCCGGCGGCATTGCCACCAAGCTCCCGCAGAACCCGCAGAACGCGGGGGAAGCGGACAACCTGGTGATAGACAAGACGACGGGAGGGTGGTCTACCCGCATCGGGTACGAAACCTGGAAGCCTGGCGCCACGTCGTGGGTGCCCTTCGCCACGTGTGGCCCCATCTCCTCCCTTCACGTTGCCCAGGCCGTGGCCGGCGGAGCCCGCCAGCACGTCCTGTTCGAGGAGTCGGGCAACCTGCAGCTCCTCTACGAAGCCGACGGAGCGGACCAGCTTGTGACCATCGCCACCGGGAGGCACGTTCCCGCCCCCACGGAGGCCGGGAGCTGGTACACCGACACGGGACACGGAACCATCATCACCAATGGCGTGGACCGGCCGGTCCTGGTGAACCCGTGGCCCCTGCCCCGCAACGGCGCCGGCCTGACGGGCGCGGCCTCCCAGGTCATCCGGGACTTCGGCTTCAACGGCCTTCCGGCCCCGGTAGAGCCCCGGACCGTCAAGCCCATGCCCGCAGCGCCGGCGAGCAACCCGCCCATCACGTCGGGCAACGGGGCGGTGACCCTGTGGTGCCCCTCGGACGGCCAGGCCATCCCCGATGGCGGCCGGTGGGGGCTGGGGTTCAGCAAGAACACCGGGTCCAGTCCCGTGGCCGGGGACAAGCGCTCCCTGTTCGGCTGGGCGGTGTCCTTCATCACGGACACCGGCTCCGAGGGGCCTACGTCCACGGTCCAGTCCACCCAGTGGGGCCTCCCCGCCAATGCTGACGGGTTCCGCCATGCCTGCGCCCTGGACATTCCCACCGGGCCGGCGGGGACGGTCGCGCGCAAGCTGTACCGGACGGCCAACTACAGCGGGGACGCCACCAGCCCCGGGGACACCACGCTCTACTTTATCGACCTCATCCGCAACAACACGGAGCCCCTGTTCTTCGATGCGGTGAGCACGGCCAACCTGGGCCAGCCGTCCCCCGAGATTGCTACGGGGCCGCTTCCGGCGCCCCGCGCCCGCTTCTCCGCCCTCTTCGCGGGCTCCCTGTTCCTGGATGGGGGCGTCGAAGACGGGCGGACCCTCTACTACTCGGCCGCCGGCCTCATCGAACAGTTTGCGGC